AAGCGTGAATCTGATATAGATTTCTACAAAATCAAAGAAGCGCAAATTTATGATATTGTCAAAGCGATGAATAAATTTCATGAATTGAAATACAAAATGCCGGATACTGCGATTATGAAAACTGATTTCATCGAACCGGAATTCCCGAAAGAGCCGTCAGAGGAAAGATTGCATCACGATTGGGAATTGAAAAATGGATACCGCAAACCGGAAGATTATCTGATTGAAAAAGAGGGATTAACAGAGGATGAAGCCAAAAAGGAAATTGATGATAATAAAACAGCATCACGTCCGTTTAGAGGGGTGTTGACGCAAGCAATCGAAACGCCATTTGGCGAGAATGGGGGTAATGAATGATGAAAATACCGATTTAAACGAAGAATCAAAACGATCCGATTATGCCCGAACTTCAAACAATTCTGCAAAATAAAGATAGGCTTATTCTTCAAGCTCAGGAACAATTGACGCAATTTCTTTTTGAGCAAGGGAATAAATTCTCAAATGATTTGGCACGCATTATCGGCAGCGGCAATTTCACACAGGCGGATATTATCCAGGAATTAACACGATTGGGTTATGATGATGCAGTGACAACTGCAATGGAGAATTGGGGCAAGGTGATTGATTTAAGCCGTGAAGCATCTGGCGCAATGGGGATTAATTTTTTACTCACCGAACAAAACGAGGCAAATCTAATTGAGTTCCTACAACAAAAACAACGATTTATTCAGTTGGGAATCAAAGAGCGGATTGCAAACGATATGTATGATTTTGCTATTGGCGCTCGAATGGGGCAACGACCCGTTGCACAAATTAAATCAGAAGCAGCTATTTTATTGGAGAATCAATTTCGTAGAGTAGGAACGGAGGTCGAAACTGCATTAACTGCTTTTGACCGCGCCGTAGATCAGGCAGTTTTTGAGAATGTAGGAATTGAGCGATTTGTGTATTTCCCCGGGACCCTAATTGAAACCAGCCGTGAATCCTGTACACGAATTGTGAATGATCCCCGACAACAAACCGGCTGGACGCGTGAAGAAATAGACGCAGAGCCAGATGTGGATTTTGTATTGGGAGGTTGGCCCTTCTGGAATTGTCGTCATAGATGGATACCATTTGATGTCGACGTTTAATAATTACTTTTAATCAGTTAAATTTCAAAAAAAAGAAAAGAACGATGATACCAAAAGAAATCTTAGAATGGTTATATATTGACGAACAAAAAACCTTAATAGAAATTAGCCAATATTTAAATGTTGGTTTAAAAAGACTGAGAAAAATATTTACTTTCTATAACATTAAAACACAATCGGGCGTTAAGAAAAAATATCAATCCGATAGTTGGGAAGAAATCTTTTATCGAATGTACGTTATCGAAAAAAGATCAATCAGAGAAATTGCTAAATTTTTTGGTATTGGTCGTGAAATAGTACGTCGAAGATTGAAAGACTTTGATCTTGAATTGAGACATGGAAGTGAAGCTGTCAAATTACAATGGAAAAATAATCCAGAAAGACGAAAACAACAAAGTGAATTTGCTAAACGGAAATTGCCTAAGAATGGAGATGAACACCCAAATTGGAAAGGTGGGCGTACGATTGATAAATCAAATTATGTTCTTTTATGGATTCCAAAACATCCAGAAGCAAATCCGAATGGCTATATAAGAGAACATAGATTTGTTATGGAAAAACATTTGGGACGTAGATTGAAGGCTAATGAAATTGTGCATCATAAAAATCAAATTGTTGACGATAATCGAATTGAGAATTTACAATTAACTGATGTATCAGAACATCCCAAAATCCATGCGGAATTAAGAAAAAATGGAAATTAATCGTTTCATTCCATTTGGGGAGATATGAAATGAAAAAATTTCTATTTTGGATTTCGATCATTTTATTGACTCTAATAATTTTAATTACAATCATCAATACAACGGAATATTGGCAATATGCTTCAAAAACTATTGATAATATTTCAGTAATAATAAATTATTATATTCGATAATGCCATCAATGAACATACAAGCATCTGTTAAATTCGATAAACAATTCTGGAATCGAATTGGCGTATGGGCTGTACGTGAAATCAGAGTACGGACACAGAAAGGTAAAGACCGTAATGAGAAACGATTCCCGGCTTACGATCCTGATTATGCCGAATTAAAACGACGTGGATTCACACGATTGACAAAGCGTACCGGCGCCAAAGGCACAAAATATAAAGCATATTCCGGGATAAGTTTAGAACGCCAAACATCGCCGCCGAATTTTATGCTGACTCGTAAGACCATGAATGATTTGCGGATTCGTTTAGTTACTGATCAATTCGTCGATATAGGTTGGGGAGGCGAAGCCGGCGGAGTTGTGGATGCGCATGAGGAACGCGGCAAATATAAAGTCGCTGGATTTTCTGATAAAGAACAGAATCGGATTGTCAAAATGGTAGGTGATGAAGTAGAACGGAATTGGAATACGCACGTTAAGAATGTAATTATTAATGTAGGGAAAAAATGATTATATTTATTGATGCTTTGATAATTACCAACATTAGTAAATGAGATAAAAAATATCTTGACATTTTAAAAATTAATTAATTATATTTTGCACAATGGAAATAATGTTTATTTTTATTGTGATGATAACATAGAGGAAGCGATGAAAAAATTAACAAAATATTCAACATCAATACCGCATTTGGATGAGGCAACTCATGCTAAGCGTGGTTTTAAAACTCAAGAATCTGCGTTTAAAAATGCTTTACAATATTTTCCGGATGAAAAAATTAAAACAAGGAAAATAAATCGGGAATGGGAATGGTATTTGACAATCAAATAATCCAAAATAAAACTGATCTTTGAATTTACGCCAATAAGCGGTTTGTAATACGGTTCAAATTTATAGTCTCACGTGGGGCTATTATCTATCATAACTGTAAAAATAGATAATAGCCCCTTTTTTTATTTACTCGAAGGAGGAAAACTTATGGCTGACGAGCCGAAAGCGGATAGTCCAACTGAGGGACAGGTAATATTTAAGACTCAGGATGATTTCAATAAAGTCATTCAGGAAAGACTGGATCGCCAAAAGTCAAGCTTAGCAAAAGAATTTGAGCAGAAATATGTTGGCGTCGATGAGTTGAAATCAGAATTGGAGAAGTTGAGAGAGGCGGAAAGGAAACGCAAGGAAGCGGACATGACTGAAATTCAAAAAATCCAACTTAAATATGAGGAGGATCAAAAGAATTGGCATAAAGAGAAATCCACTCTTGAGCAAACGGTCAATGATTTAAAACCCCACAAGGAACGATGGGAAAGTTTCATTAAAGATCAGGAAGATAAAGCTAATACGACAATGGATAAATTGATCGAAGAAAAGAAATTCAAGGAGGAAGATAAATTAGTCGTACTGGAGCTTCCAGTTTTGAAACGGATGGATTTGATACAACGGCTTGCCATTCAAGAGGACGGCGGCGGCAAGGGCGGATTCGCCGGTCAAGGGGGCAAATTAAAGGACACCCTTCCTAAAACATGGCAAGAACAGGATAGGGCATACGAAGATTTTGTAAAAAAGAATACCTGATCCTGTTAATTTTTTAAGGAGATTTAGAAATGGCTTTTGATGCGAATCTTTCGGGTACTACAGAGTTAGCGGATCGTCTGATAACTCTGTATGATAATGAGTTTATTATATCCGCTGAAAATACATTCACGAAGGGTCTGCCGTCCCTTGCAACAATTAAACGGCAAGCATTAGCAAAGACAATCAGCTTCACCGTGTATTCCAAACTCACCGTTCAAACTACCGGGCTTACAGAAGATAACGAGATGACCTCTGAAAGCATGGTTGATACGGCGAAAACCCTTACTCCGGTTGAGTATGGGAACGTCGTGACAAAAACCAATCTCGTGCAATTACAATCTGGTGGAATGGTGGAGCCTGCCTCAGTCCGATTAGCCGCGATCAATATGTCGGAATCAATTGAGAAAATTCAGATCGTCGCGGGAGAAGCTGGCACCAATGAGCTCACCGTAAATGCTTCCGGTGAAGCATCTACAACTGCAACCGATATTATTACTCCGGTCTTTGTACAAAAAGCATACAACAAACTGAAACGTTCCGGTATTCCTGAAATACCTGGTACGGGTAGTTATATTGCCGTAGCACATGAAGACGTGCTGTATGATTTGAAAGCAGGGACAGCTTCCAATACCTGGACAGACGTCAACAAATACGCCGATCCAACAACCGTACTCAGAAATGAGATTGGAATGTATGGCGGTTTCCGTTGGGTTTCTTCGCCGCTTGTTACTATTAATACCGATGCCGGATCAGCTGCTGTTGATACTTATCATACTCAATTCTTTGGTTTCAATGCTTTTGGTTACGGAGAATCTCAAGCGCCTGGCGGACGAATGAGTTTAGGCGGGAAATTGAATCGGTTTGTGCATACTGGATGGCTGGGAACATTTACTTTTGGGCTAATCGATACCGATGCTCATTGGATTGTTACCTCAGCATCTACTGTTGGTGCAAATACATAATAAATGGCGGAGAACTACTCCGCCCCTTTAAATTAAAAAAAAAAGGAGATTATTTTGCCTAAATTAAATCGCAAAATTGATTCAGCAGAAAATCCCGATGAGGGGGAATCTGTGGATAAATCAACAAAACAATCAGCTTCTGATAAAAAGCCATTTTGTATCGCTACCGCTTTGGCAAATCATTCTTGTACTTTTGAAACCGGAAGTGGAAAGCGGACACGTTATAAATTCAGGGAAGGCGATCAAGTAGCAATAATGGAAGAAGCTCACTATCTGAAGCTGGCGCATCCGCTTAATAAATATATTGTGCCGGTAAAAGGGATTCCACAAGAAGATGGTTCGATCAAAAATCTCAAAAAAGGGGCGGAATTAATTAACCCACAAGTATCAGGAGAATAAACGTGAAAAAATTAATTCTGTTATTTCTCCTTTTCCCTCTTATTGCATCCGCGCAATTATTAAGAATCAATACCTACATTTTCCAAAATCCAAATACTTATGCTTTGTCAACTGCCGATACAATTGGATCGATCACAAGTGTTGATTCGGTTGAAATTCAAATGGGAGAAAATGGTCATTGGAAGTTATTGACTGCCGTTATTTCGGATACCGCAATGATAACAGCGGATGACAAAGTGGCTGAAACTGCGGTAATATTTAATCTTGCAGCCGAAACATGGTGGGGCCATGTGAATGAGGTTAGATTTAGAATATATTCAACCGGGGTTGATACTACCACTTCATTTTGGGTGCCGGTATATTATTTAAGAGGATCATTGACGCTTGATGTTGTGCCGGATACAATAGGCACAGCTACGCATTATAGCAAATCCGTTCTTCACGGAAATTAAGGAGAGAATTAATGAAACAAATATTAATCTTTATTCTGATATTATCTGCCTTTGTTTTTGGGCAGCAAATTAACCGGACATGGGGATATACAACCGCGGGTATAGCTTATACTCAGACTGGTTCTGTAAATGCAGATTCCACCACTGAAGTAAGCATTGTATTTGATCTTCAGGATTGGTATTCCATTGATTGGAATCCGCCTGTTTATACAACTACTTTTGATATTGGCGTGAGTGGTGATAGTACGCTTGCCCAAACAGTTGTTGGTAATTCCGATGCTTTAATGTTGGGTACTTTATGGCTCCGACAAGATGCTCAGAATGCAACTGATAGTTTGGCGGTTTTGGTTGAAGCATTCCCCGGTAATATGATTTATCATCCCGGCGGAACGAGCAGAATAACGGCTGCGAATATTAATTTTAGTACCACTGCTATAACTATCCAGGATTCAACTAATCTTGCCAAAGGCGATGTGCAATGGACGCCTTATAATATTTATCTACATGCCAGTTCAAGAATTTTACCACCTGAATTTGTCAAAGTAACCTTTGAACAAAAAACTACGGCGGATGATTCGGTAGATTATTTTTGGGATTTCGCATATCCGGCAGTTTATCAAAGTCAACAGGAACAGCGTACTTCACGTGGTACAATTCCGACTAAAAGCGGAGCAACACTTCATTAAATGGCGATTACTTATTGTGACATAGACGATGATCTGCGAGCGGTGTATCGTGATATTGAAAAATATCAGGGAATGCAAACGATTGATAGTACTGTTTGGGAATTGCATACCGGGGCGATTTACCGTTGGGAAAATAGCGGATATATCGAACTTGTTATTGAGAGTGGGGCGCGATTAACAGAAGCCGCTTCTTATGCGACACTCGCAGCGGGTAAATGGTTTTATGATGCCGATGTAGATATACTCTATGTTTGGGCTACTGGTTCAGTCAATCCGAATACTTTAGTTTACCAATACGGAGTTGATTGGGATGCGTTTAAAACTCTGCAAAGAAATGATGCTCAGGAAATACTTGAGAATCTATTGCGCGATGTTATGGTAACGCCATTTCAGAAAGTTGTTACTCCCGATATTTCTTATAATTCCGCTCTTTATGATACCACGATTGTAAGGGCAACTGCATTGCTCACTTGCTATAATATCATAGGCTCTTTACGCCCGGGCGATCCCGAAGCTATACGGCTTTACAAGATGGTTGACAATCCAGCACCGGAACCTGGAGAAATGTTAGGATTGGTGCAAAGAATCAAAGATGGGCAAATTGCTCTCAAAACTCAACGCGTTGCGAGAGAAGCGGGTGCATTTAATTGGTGGGAAAGTGTCAATAATGGCGCAACAGCATTTTGGGAAATAACCGGACATTATGGGGGACATCTGTATCAATTGTGGCGGGTTCAAATTGATACCGCCGGAGTACCGGGAACTGCAACTTATAAATTGAGCTTCGATGGTGGCGCTACTTTTGATCAAACTTTACAAGATACTTATGAATCGGAAGGTGACGTTAAAAAAGTTCATATTGGATCGGGAATTTATATTCGCTTTGTCGGGACTTTCACTTTGGGAGATTATATTGATATTGAAGTTATTCCTGAAACAGAAGTAGCAGATATACAATCATTCGGTAATATTAAGGCTTATAGATAATGGCTTATGCGAATTATCCACAGAACATTTTTGACCGGATTAAAGCGCTTATTCTGGTTGACTATTCAACGATTCATATTGTTAATAAACGAATTATTAATGAAGAAGGAATTGTTGACTCGGATTCTTTGGGCAAATATCAAAAAGCTTTGGGATTATGGCTTTTTAATGATTTGTTCACAAGTGAAGGCGCACCGCAAGTTGATGATCGGGTTTACGAATTTCAGGCACAGCTTGTGGTTAAAGATGTGGATGAAGATCAAAATCTTATTTGGGATATGGCAGAACGGATTAAATATACTTGTGAAACGAACAAAGGGGATTCCGAAAATAATTGGTATCGTTGTGAAGTATCGTCAATTGAATATGCTTTACCAGATGTCATTGAACCGAATTTAAAGAAAGTAACATTAACAATGAGGTTTCAAGTTCATGTCGTCAACGATTAAAAAAGAAACAATTACCGTAATTGCAAAACCGGCATTCCGTAATTGCCGCTGGATTACGTTAAAAGGAATTTCTAAAAAAGAATATAGAGATTTGCAATTTGGGAAAACAATTTCCATTGATAAAAACGCTTTTAATTCATCTATTTTTGAAAAGGTGGTGAAACATGGCGACAAATAAACTCAGTTTTCCTTCATTCCATTCCTGGATTGGTTATGTGGAGGAAGCTACATTTGGAACTGCAATAGCGGATGCTCAACCATTTACGATTTTGGATATGATTGGGAACGATGCTCCGCTTTTTAGCCCGCAGCAATTCATTGATGATAATATCCGCAATCGCGGTAAAAATGTAGCAGATATTAATGATTATTTTAAAACCGAATCTGGTATGTGGCAAACCTACACATTGCCGGAATGTATAGGACGCTCTGGCGATTTGGCGAATATGCTCTATGCTGCTTGTGAAACAGTATCCGAAGCTGTAGGAACTCCCTTTGTAAAAACGTATACACTTGACGGCACCGTAAATCCTGATTTCAGTTCAAACGCCGGCTATTTTGCCACTGTATTAATCAAGGAACCTTTTTCGTCTTTTTCGAAAAAATTAACTTCGTCAATTTTGAGAACATTGACCATAAATGTTAGTCTGGATCAGGGAGGTAGATTAACATTTAGCGGCGAACTTGTAACCGGCAAAGGATATACAGGTACTTCCGATCCATCGAGTGAAACTAATGGACATAGTTCCACTTCTCCAATACATCGGCATTCTACAGGTACAGGTTTAACAATTAGCGGTACGGATATGGTTTGGTATTCCGCGCAATTTGTTATCACCAATGTTCTTGATTTTGTAGGTCATTCGGTTGGGAAGGCTGAGAATTATGCGATTGTTTCTCAGGCGGTTACCGGGAATATAGTAGTTAAATATGATGCAAATACAGATGCTTT